TTATTGTCTCGAAGATTTTTCGCTCTCTAAACGCCTTATTTCGCGTTTTGCCTCAACAAGCAGGTCGTAGAGTTCCACCGACCGCTCGGTGGCGAAGTATTCTGCCCAGTCCCGGAATGTGTAGCACAAATCCGTAATACCATCATCATACCCCATGCTTTCCCACCAATCTGAAAGTTCCGCAAAGACATCGAAAGGATTTGTACCAAGAGCATCCACTACCTCTGTCGGGTATTGCTCAATGAGAATATCTTGCCAATCCCCGAAATCTGTTCCGGGGTTCTCATGGAGAATACTCCATGCTACTTCTTTAAGTTCTGAATAGAAGTCCACCTCATCGTCAAGTTCCTCCTCTTGGTTTTCTTCATTGGCTTCATTGACGGCATCCATTAGCATTTTCAGTTTTACCAACTCTTTATCTTCACTCATAATCATCTTTCTTCTTGTTACGCATGGCCTTTTCTGCGAAATATAGGAACGCCATTCCACAAATCCAAAGTGCTAAAGCAAACACATATCCGATAGCCTTTACCCATTGTGGATAAGGCAAACTGCTAACCCATTCGCACATATCACCAATTGATTGAAAAGTGATTAGCAATACGAAAAGGAAGCCAATAGCCTCAGTCTTGTCCATTGCTCATTCCTTGTCAAGTATAGTACAATCCTCCGTCTTGGGTGAAATCATGTCAAGTTGTATCTCCTTGTCGGAAATGCGACTACACTTGTATGTCGTATCTGCTTTGCTAATAAAGAATACATCGGCAGAAGCAGAACCCTTCAAAATTGTAGTGTAACGCCTTATGAAATCTTCTGAGGAAATAACAGCATCCGATGGGTAGTCAAGATAGCGGAAGTCATTCAGACTTACCCACTTCTCCCCACTACCTACAAGATAGATACCATCTTGCCTTACCTCGTACTTATCAACGTCATTGACTTGATACACTCCAGCTTTGAATACATACCAACATTTTTTGCCTTGTAATACTCTTGCTTTCATCTTGGCATTTGTCTTCACTTCAAGTTCAGCTGAAGATTTACGCAATACCAGTCTATAATCCGTAACCGTTGTTTTCAAGTCCAATGTGTCTTTATACAAATCGCTTATGCCTTCTTCCAAAGTAGGCTTGAATATCTCAAGCACGGCATCTGGTATTTTAAACCAAACATTCGGGTCTGTTGTTGCTGCGTTCTCGGTTGAAAGACAATCATAACAGGAATACGCCTCAACACTACCACCATCTTCCTCAGAAGTTGAACTGCATGATGCGAGCAAAGTTGCAAGTGCTACAAAAGCAAATGTATTCTTCATACTTTCCCCTCCATCATTTTCTCGTAAACTTTTATCAGCCTCTCTTTCTCTGCAAGCAGGGCTTCAAGTGCCTTTACACGCTCGGACAACACAGCATCTGCGCCAACAGAGACATTGCCGACAGCATTATGGCTACCTATTGCCACGTTACTATCGGTCACATTGCCGTGCATATTTGCATTTACACTTTGCTGTGTAGTTTCCTCACCGGTAAGCAGCCATCTTGCATCTACATCAAGATTTATCACAATCTTAGCTACCATATCAACAGATGGCTTACTACGCCGTTTTGTGCCAAGGTAACTTGACATACTTGTAGGCGACATATCTATTGATTTCGCAAATGCCGCCTTATTGCCATTAAAACGCTCATTCACAAGCATTTCCATTCGGTCGTTAATTGTTTCCATACGCAAATATTTAGTTAATAAATCTTAATTGCGTAATAATAGTTAAGCATTTGCTTTGCTAAAACTAAGCAATTGTGTAATTTTGCAGTATAAAGTTATAAATAAATATCGAAACAATGAACGAAACATCTAAAAATCAGCGTAAAAAGTCTCTGCTTGGGCAACTTTCAGACCTTGCGGTTGGCGAAGAACTGACCGTTCCTGTTAGCCGTTCCAGCTACCTCAAATCAATTTGCGTTAGCTTCGGTTTGCAGTGGGATAAGAAGTTTTCCACCTCAACCAACCGTGAGCAGCGCACAATCACAGCAACAAGAATTTCCTAACACATACGACAATGAAGAAGTTAATCATCACCTCCACACTCCTCCTTGCAAGCCTCATCAGCTGCAACACCACAACCGACCTCTCCAACGAGGAACTCGACCGCATCAGTTGGTCTGCGTTCTGCAAGGAGTTCGGCTACAACGAACAGGCCGACCGCAACAACGACCAAGCCATCAACGACTATCTTGATGCGTGGCGCGGCTCCGTCTCCGAAGAAGAGGCTTTTGCAAAACTTGGTATCAAGCAAAACTATTAAGCCATGCCCAACCAGTTCTGCTACTCCTGTCGCCAGTCCTACAACGCCCTCAACGGCTGTTACTGCACGATGCTCAACCGCTATGTTGAGCACACAAGTGTACCTCCATGTTCAACCCAAGTAAAATCAGACAAGAAATGAAAAAAGCAATTTCAATCCTCCGCATTGCCACACTCGCCATAATGGGCTGTGTTGGCGCACTCTTTCTCTTTGGTGAGGAACAGGATGAAGAAATCCTCCCTTTCGTTCTCCACCTCCTTTTTGACAAGTCGTTTGCCATCTTCATAATTGCGCTCATGCTCTATCTTGCTATTCGATGGAGCGAAAAAGATGAATGGCTGCAAGCCATTGACAAATGGTGTGATGAGTGATGGATTTTCTCAACTTCTCTGACATGTGCGTCAAGTACTCAACATTCCTCGATGATGTGGCCGCAAGGGTTGTGCATCTGCTCAAGCAAGATGCCAACGACCCGGAGTTCATCAGCCAGAACAAAGCCTTTGAAATGTTCGGGCGTGGGAATGTGGAGCGGTGGCGCAAGCAGGGAAAGGTTACAGCCTACAAGCGTCCGGGCAAGGTTGAATACCGAACAGCCGATCTGCGGCTCTTGCAAAGAATACAACAAGATTATCTTGGCAAATAGCCTCATCTGCCGCAGATAGCGTGCTAATCGGATAGGCACGAACGATTGTAAAGTCTGAGACATTAGGTAGGTTCAACTCCGCCCTGCGGCTCTCGCATAATGAATAAAAATTTAATCACATTCAAATTTCAAAACTATGAGTAATAAATTAGACATCACCGTCAAGCAGCTCAACGAGTTGCAGCCAACTGAAATCGTGCGTGACGACAACGTGCGCGACAAGTTCATTCAGATTTACGAAGCCATGTGGACACCCTCCACAGGCGTATCGGGCGAAGCTGCCTACGAGAAAGAGTCTCGCAACTTCAACCGTCTTCTCTCCGAGAAAGAGGACATCCGTAAAAAATGCACTCACTTCTCCCTCTTCACATCGTTCCTTGATGTGGCTATCTCTGGTCTCACCCTCGACCCCGGCACCAAGGCACAAGCCTACCTCCTCGCGCGTTCCATCGCAGTGGACTCCTACATGGACGAGCGTGGACAGAAGAAGAACCGCTACGAGACGCAGTGTGTTCTCACCGTCTCTGGCTATGGCGAGCTGGTGCTTCGCGCACGCTGCGGTCAGATACGTCATGCCGACAACCCTGTCATTGTCTATGAAGAAGACACTTTCGAGTATGGTGAGCGCAATGGGCAGAAATTCGTCAACTATACCTGCCGCCTCCCTCACCAGTCTGGGCGCATAGTGTCTTGTTTCATGAAGATTACACGCGCTGACGGCTCGGCCGACTACGCCGTCATGCTTCCAGAGGACTGGGAGCGTCTATCCAACTACTCGGCTCGTCAGAACGCCAAGTTCAACTATCAAACCAAGCAGTGGGAGAACGGCAAACCCAATGCCCTCTACACCGCACAGGGCGGTAATATTGACCCTGGCTTTCTCGTTGCCAAGTGCATCAAGCACGCTTTCAAGACTTATCCGAAAGCGCGTATCGGTCGTGGCACGCAACTGGAGTCACAGCAGGTTGACGATGTTGAAATCAATGACGACCTCTACGGCATCACCGCTGATGGCGAACAGGTGGACACTACTACTGGCGAGATTGTCAAGCCACAGGAACAGTCTTTCGCTCCTGCCTCCGACACTTCGGCAGGTGTTACCGTTGACCCTGCGGCAACCGATGATGACGACACATTCTAACAGAACATAAACAAGAAACGACTATGAGTGAACAAACAACAGATTTGACCATTGTCCGCAAGGAGAATGTACAGATGATAGCGCAGACCGCGCCCGAAGTCTATCAGAGCAACACCCTCTCATGCCGGAAATGCACCGACTTTGGCAAGCGGCTCCTCGCCCAAATCAAGGAGCAGGGCATGAATGACGAACTGGATATGCAGTGCGCCACATACATCAACAAGGCTCGCAACACGGTGAAGAAGATGAACACCAGCCGCTCGGCCATCACTAAGCTCTTCGACCAAATACGTTCCGAGTTCACAGGCATGGAGAACGCCATCGACCCCACCAAGACGGCCTCCGTACCCTATCAGATACAACAGGCACGCAACGCCTACGCCGCCAAGAAGCGTGAGGAAGAGGAGCGCAGACGCAGGGCCGAGTTGCTCCGCCAACAGCGCGAACAGGCGTTCAACACCTACAAGGCTGACGTGGAGGACGATTACAAGCGGTCGTTCAACACCTACACTTCCAACGCCATCAACAGCCTCACCGACCTCAACGCCAACCTTACGCTCGACAACTACGAGGCTCAGTGCCGTGCCATCAAGCAGTTCCCCGTCACGCTTCCGCAGGACTGGGCTTCCAAGACACCCTGCAATGTCCGCATACCAGCCGAACTTGCCGACATGCACGACAAGCTGCGTGAGGTGCGCACGTCCATCGCCGCCAAGCTCATGGAGCAGTTTGCCAAGCAATACCAGTTTGAGGTGGGCGACTACCGCGACACCATCACAGATGCGCTGCCATCAAAGAAAGCCGAACTTGGACGTATGGCCAAGGCCAACGCCGAGGAACAGGCTCGCATGGCCGCTGAGCTAAAGGCGCGTGAGGCTGCCGAGGCCAAGCGTGTTGAGGAGGAGCGCAAGCGCAAGGAGGAGGAAGAGGCTGCAAAGAAGAAGATGCAAGCCGAGGCTTCCGAGGTAGGCAACCTCTTCGGACAGCAAGCCATCGTCACCCCGGCTGGCTATCAGCCCAAGACCTCGGTCAAGAAGCGTCTCGTGTTCCATGACGCGCAGGGCGTTCTCGCCGCCGTGTCTCTCTGGTGGTCTAAGGAGGGGCAGCACATGTCTGTCGAAGAACTTGCCAAGGTGTTCAAGAAGCAGATTACCTACTGCGAGAAAGTCGCCAACGACAAGGACCACCCTGAATTTATCAGTTCAACATCTGTCTCCTACGAGGAGGAAGTTAAAGCAAAGTAAACGATTATGTACGAAAGTGGATATTACCCGGCTGGCGCGGAGTACGACCCCAGCGCACCGTGGAACGAGCGTGAGCCTACGATGATTGAGTGTGCGGCTTGTGGCGGCACTGGCTACCACTACTATGCCTACGACTTTGTGGCCGACCGCGAAACGGAATGTACAGAGGAAGAATATGAGCAACTTCCCGAAACAGAGGAAGAGGCCAAAGCCAAAGGAGAGCATATCATCAAGGGAGAAATGGAAACCTGCGAGGTGTGTGATGGTAACGGTGAAGTGGAATACGAACCTGACTATGATGACTATGACGAAGACTAAGGCTATTGTAAACCCCGATGAGTACTATCAGCGCAGTGAGGTCAGCAACTCTGACCTCACTGAACTGAAGAACCTGCTCCACCCTCACATGCAGTATGGCGACCGTGAGGCGGCTTTTCGCTTCGGCTCTATCGTGGATGCCATCATCACCGAACCCTCGCGCGTGGACTTCCTCCACATGACGATTGACGGTGAGCAATGCTCCGAGGAGGAGTTCCTCCATGCTCGCGAAATGCAGCGTGCGCTCCGTGCCGAGGCTCGCAGAGACCCATTCCTTGCTAAGGTGCTGGAGTTGTCCGACACACAGCGGTTCATGGTCAACAAGCAGCAGGAGTTCTCCAATGGCGGTTTCTGTTTCTGTCTTGACACACGCTGCAAGTGGGACTGGTGGCTTCCGTCCGCTCATTTCGGTGGCGACCTAAAGACCACGTTTGCCTCAACGCAAGCGGAGTTCGACAACGCTGTCGATTTCTTCGACTGGGACCGCTCCCGCGCTTGGTATATGGACATTGCACATTCCGACCGTGATTTCATCTACGCCATCAGCAAGAAGAACTGCCGCATCTTCAAGAAATTCATCAACAGGGGTGACGACATCTACAACCGTGGACGCGAGAAGTACGAAGAACTGGCATTCCAATACTGGTGCTTCAACCTCCAATAAGTTCAACCACAGAAAACAGAACAAAGTTATGAGCAAGATATTATCACAAACCGCACAGGTCAGCCTGCTTAAACGGCTGAGGCGTATGTGTCCCTTTGCCGTATGGTCTGGTGGGCTATATGGCTACACTTGTGGTGGCATGAAGAACGGTGTGCGCTCGTCCTCTGGCATGGGTGCTCAGACAAAGGAGGCTCGCCACTGCCATTTGAATTGCATAGACCTGCGCAAGCAAGCATTTCGCCAAGGCTACGACATAACGCTATCTACCCACAAACTCAATGCGTATGGCTGAAATATTAAGACATCATCTTCGTGTTGAGCCCTACGACTACCAAAAGGAGGGCATTCTTGCCGGGCTGCGCTGGCATCGTTTCCTTATCGGTGACGAGCCGGGACTTGGCAAGACGCTCCAAAGCATCGGCGTCGTGGACTGCGCCAACGCTTACCCCTGCTTGGTCATCTGTCCGTCCTCGCTCAAAATCAACTGGCAGCGTGAGTTCGAGAAGTTCACCGACAAGCACGCCCTCGTCCTCGACAATGCGGTAATGACCACATGGCCGTATCTCCTCAAGATGGGTATGCAGCAGGTGGCTATCGTCAATTACGAAAGTCTGCGTAAATACTTTGTTTGGGACATCAAGGGCGGCTCGCGTGGCGGTTTCCGTCTGAAAGACGTGGTTTTCACGCCCGACATCAAACTCTTCCGTTCCATCATCATTGACGAAAGCCACCGTGTCAAAGACCCATCAGCACAGCAGACAATCTTTGCGCGTGGCATTGCCGAGGGCAAGGAGTACCGCATACTCCTATCTGGTACGCCTGTCGTCAATCGTCCAGCCGACCTCATAGCGCAGCTCTCCATCATGGGGAGGCTGTCCGAGTTTGGCGGTCGTTCCAAGTTCCTTGCCGAGTATGGCGGTGGCGAGATAACCAAAGAAAGGCGCAACAAGGAGGAAGAGGACGCTCCACGCAACCTCGACCGTCTCTCTGCCGAACTCTACTCGCGCTGCATGATACGCCGCGAAAAGGCAAAGGTTCTCACGCAGTTGCCCGACAAGACACGCACCGACCTCATCGTGGACATTTCCAACCGTGACGAGTATATGCTGGCAGAGCAAGACCTTGCCGAATATCTGCGCACCTACACCGAGTGCGATGACATAGACATTCGCAGAAAGATGCGCATGGAGGCTCTGGTCAAATTCATGACGCTGCGCTCACTCTCTGCCAAGGGAAAAGTAAAGCAGGCCATCGACTTCACGCGCACGTTCCTCGCCAACGGCAAACCGCTCATTCTCTTCTGCTCCTTGCATGAGATTGTGGACGAGATAAAGAAAGCGTTCCCAAAGGCTGTGTCCGTCACTGGGCGCGACTCCATGATGATGAAACAGGCGGCTGTTGATGCTTTCCAGTCTGGCAAGGCGCAACTCATCGTCTGCTCCATCAAGGCGGCTGGTGTCGGCCTTACGCTCACGGCTTCCTCCAATGTGGCTTTCGTTGAATTTCCATGGACCTACGCAGATTGTTGCCAGTGCGAAGACCGTGCTCACCGCATAGGGCAAAAGGACAACGTGACGTGTTATTACCTGCTTGGTCGTGGCACTATCGACCGCACACTCTACGCAATCATCCACAAGAAGAAGTCCATCGCAAACCAAATTATGGCTACCGATGACGACATTCCGCAGGATGAAATGTACTTCGATGAACTTGCAAGTCTGTTCCTTAATCCGCATGACGATGGCTGACCTCTGCAAAACCGACCTTCAAAAGGTCATTTCCTACCTCGATGAGGCTGCGAAGATTTATGAAGCATTGCCAATGCAGAAATGCAAGTGCCGTGCTTACATGATAACCCAATTAACAAACAAATTAAAAATCAAACTCAATCATGACAAAAAATGAATTGGCAAAAGAGGTTGCGGTTTCCGAGAAACTCCACCTCTCTACAACATTCCAAGCTGTTGACGGCATTCTCCGTGTTATCAAGCAGACACTCGCCAAGGGTGAGCCTGTTATCATCCGTGGCTTCGGCACGTTCCAGCCCATTGAGGTGGCTGAGCGTCCTGCACGCAATTTCAAAACAGGCAAGCCTGTCACCATTCCTGCCCACAAGTCGGCAAAGTTCCGCGTGAGCAAAGACTTGGTTAAGGTTCTCAACACTGAAGAAGGAAAGGAGGCTACCGTATGACACTCTATGAATGTGGTGTCCGCTACGAGAAGACTGCGGACAACGGAATGACAAAGAAAGTCACCGAGTTGTACCTTGTTGATGCTTGCTCGTTTGCAGAGGCAGAGGGACGTATCACACAGGAAATGCAACCGTACATTTCTGGCGACTTCGATGTGGTCACCATCAAGCGCACCAACTACTCCGAGATTGTAGAGGGGTTGTCCACAGCCGACAAATGGTTCAAGGCAAAACTCATGTTCGTCACCATTGACGAGAAGTCTAACAAAGAGAAGAAAACTGCGGTTCACTTCATCGTCCGTGCCACCGACATCAACGATGCCCACAACTGCGTTGTCGAGCACATGAAAGGTTCAATGATGGACTACGAGATTGCCACACTTGACGAAACCAAGATTATGGATTTGTTCCGCTACAAGGTTAATACATCAAGCGACAATGGCTAAGTTTTCTTCATTTGTTTTCCAAGGCCGGAATAAGTACGGCAACCAGCGTGTGGGCGGTCATGCTTCCAAAAAGGAACACTACCGCGCAGCCCAGCTCCGTCTCATGGAGCGTGCCGGACTTATCTCCGACCTCCGGGAGCAAGTCCCCTACGAGTTGATACCTGCCCAGTACGGCGAGTGTGGCAAGGATTTCAAGGGACGCGCCACTCGCGTTCTCCTCGAGCGTTCCTGCCGCTACATTGCTGATTTCGTCTATACCGACAAGGCTACCGGGCAGACCGTGGTCGAGGACACCAAGGGCGTTCGCACAAAAGAGTATATCATCAAGCGGAAACTCATGCTTCATGTGCATGGCATCCGCATAAAAGAGGTTTGATTTATGGCACGAGACAGTTTTGTTTTCTATCGCAGTTTCTTTGAGGCCATCAGCCTTATGCCTCCCGAGGTACAGGCTGAGGTCTATCCTTCGCTCGTTGAGTATGCACTTAACGGCAAAGAGCCAAAGGGACTTTCCGACATTGCCCAAGGGGTGTTTATACTTGTCAAGCCTAACATTGACGCGAGCATCGCACGCAAGGAGAATGGCAAAAAGTTCGGCAAACTTGGCGGTCGTCCGAAGAAAGGCAAAGCTGCCTCGTCTGCCAAGAGCAAGGGCGAAGTCCCTGCGTCATCGTCCGACTACACGCTCACTCTCCTGCAGGAGATTGACCAACTTCGTGACGACCGCACATGGAACGAGCCTGTATGTATGCAGTTCCATATCAGCCCCGAAGACTTCTCCAAGCGACTTGACGCTTTCCTCAATCACTGCCAGTGTGAGTTTGAGGGTAAGCCCCACAAGGACTTGGGTGATGCAAAACGGCATTTCATGTCGTGGTCGCGCAAGGCTTATCCGCCTGTTGAGCGAGCCGACACTGATGACGAATTGCCGCCTCCGTCCTATGAGTTCAATGGTGGTTTCGGTGGGCAGGACATTTAATCTTTTGAGTTATGAATAGCAAACCATACCCCCAAACCCTCATCGACGAACTTGCCAAGCACGGCAAACGTCCCACTGGCAATGTCGATTGGGACGCTTGTGTTCTCCAAGCGTGCCGCAACGAGCGCAAGAATGCCGCCCCTTGGGTTTCTCTCCATGATATAGCCCTGCGGTTTCGTGAGGAGGCGGAAAAGGCTCGCAAGCAGTCTTACAACCTTGCCGACCCCGAAGTGTATTCGGCTCATAGCGCATTTGTCATCTACATTGCCAACTCTGTGGTGCTTGCTCCGCAAAGGCGCAAGTTCATCGTTGACGACAACAACCGTGACGTGCTGCGCTTCCTGCTCTACTACTTCAACAACTGCCCTTTGGCTGAGGACGTGTTCCCCGGTCGTGGCTACAAGCTCCACAAGAACCTCCTCATACAGGGCGGTGTGGGTGTCGGCAAGACGCTCCTCATGCAAATCTTCAGCGAGTACCTGCGCCGCACAAACAACCCGCGCTTCTTCTGGAACTTGTCGGTTACACAGATGGTCAACTACTACACCATCCACAACAATCTCGACCGTTTCACCTACCACGAGGAGGAAAGCCGGGGTTTCCAGTGCAAGCCCGAAAACGTGTGCCTCAACGACATCGGCATACAAGACCGCACATTCTTCGGCATGGACACTGGACTCCTCACAGATGAGTTCCTGCACGCTCGCAACGAGATTTGGACGCAGTACAACAAGTACGCCCACCTCACTACCAACCTTGACTCCAAGGCTCTCGAAAAGCGGTTCAACCGCAATGACGGCTTCGGCCGACTGGTTGACCGCTTCAAAACTTACAACGTAATTCCATTAACAGGAAAAAGCAGAAGATAAACTTATGGAAGCAATAGAGATTAAATCAATGACGAGCATTGAAGATGCCGTCAAATTAGTATTACATACCTCCAAGCTATCTGGCACTCGTGTAGTTGCAGATTTCAACGGTTTCATTCTCGACTCAAAGAATAGTTATGACAAGAACCTTGATTTGTACTGTGCTTACATGGGACAGAAAGACCGCAATGTAAACTGGGAACAGCGCAGATACGAGATTGCCAAGGCTATGCTACCTGCCATTTACATGGACGATGGCAATGCGGCAAGAGCTGACCACTCACCAGTTAATGGCTTTGAGTACAAGACTCCACAAGGCTGTGCAAAAGAGGCTGTCAGCTTGGCTGATGCACTTATCAACGAACTTAAAAAAGAAAGGAACGGACAATGAGAACGATTGATTTTCGCGGCAAGGCCGCTGGAAGTGGACGCTGGATCCATGGTGACTTGGTTTGGAACGGCACCGTTCCTGCCATCTTCGAGAATACCGACCAAGAGGACGCTGCTGTCATAGTCCAGGAACACACACTCGGCATGAACACCGGGCTGAAAGACAAGAACGGTCATGAGATTTATGGCGGTGACATTCTCGCTCATAACGGCAACATCATTGGACATGTGGTTGATGGTGTTCGTGGCTACTGCTTTGATGTGGAATACGCCACGCCAGCAGGTGATAAGTCATGGCCGCTTTATGGCGTGGTTGTCAATGACTATCACGGTGAATTGGAGATTGTCGGCAATATTCATGACAACAAGAAGAAAGAGTGTACAATATGAAATGGATTAAACTTTCAGATGAACTTCCACCTTTCGACACGGAAATTGTTCTACTTAGTGAACGTGGGTTCACTCGTCTGGCTTTTCGCAAAACACGAGAGCGAATAGATATGCTTGATGCAAAAATCTACAGTATAGTAAAGCGTTTGGGGAATACCAATTTTTCATCTGTTTATGACGGGAACGGACTTCCACGTCCAAGTAAACTTGAATACAAGTGGGAATACTGGTGCTTGCTTCCACAAAAGCCACGCCAAAAGCATGATGACGAGGAGGGTGAAGCATGAATAATTTTCTTCTCAAATTTTCGGTCTTGATAAGATTGATATTGACTACACCAATATATCTAATTGCTCTCATTCTCTTCATTCCTTATGGAATATTTCGAGGGCTAACAGAGGCAGACATAATACGTGACTATCTTGATATTTTTGATATGTCACTTGGTAGAATTTACTATCGGTTTTTCAAGAAGAAATAACTATGCGCTCCCGACAAGCCCGAAAGATAGTCCGTATGGTCATGTACACGCCCATCAACCGCATGAGCGACACATGGTTTGACCGTGCCCTCCAGTGGTGTGCAGTCTATCGCCAGCCACACATTCAAAAGGCTCTCCGCTACTATTGGAATGGCGTAGCGGACGGCAAGATTAAGCCATTCTTTTACAAACAAAAGTATCAAAGAAACAAATTCGTATGAAAAGAAGATTAGCGAATAAGATTAGTAACTACAAGGTTCTTCCCAAGCGTCTTACCAACAAAGCAATATGGTTATTTATACATGAAGATGAGCGTTGGAGTGTTGGTTTCACAGGTAAAGAATGTCATACAAGCTACTTCATGGACAAGTGGGGAAGAGTCCACATGTACGCTCGTACCTATCGCGATGGCAAGGTGGTTCACGGTCGGGGCTATGATGTGTGGCATTCTGATGAATTGTATCACATACGAAACAACAAAAAGCGATGAAGTTACGACAGGCAAGAAAAATCTTCAAGGCATATTACAGCCCAAAGAAGAACTATTGGAATAACTACCAAGGTTTTACTCTTAGTTCGTTCCTTACTTGCAAGAACACACGCTTACTGTATGCTCTTAATATCGCATACAGATATGAGAAAGGGTATGTACTGATACCAACAAAGCCAATAGAAATTGCAAAACAAGGTAACGTTACCAACAGCCATCCCCAATATAGAGGTTGGACTTAATAACAATAAAATCAACAAGACAATGAAAAAGTACATTGGAACAAAACAGGTTAAGGCCGAACCTATGAACGAATTGGCCGCAGTAGAGAAAGGCTTCGCTCGCAAGAACGAGGACAACCACGAGTGGCGACAGGGCTACCACGTTCAGTACACCAACCCGGACGGCTCTACCTACGACTCTTGGTCGCCAAAGCAGGTCTTTGAGCAATCCTACAAGCGAGCAGACAACTTCCTCGACCGCTTGCAGATTGAGTTTGACGAACTGGTCATTCGTCTTGAAACACTTGATAAGCTTCTCGCAAATGACTTCGACAATGTCGCAAAGAAGGTTGGTAGTAAACAGGCTGCAATGCTTATTACGCAGCGTTACATGATGAAAGGCTATCTTGATATTCTTGCAAGCCGCATCGACGACTTAAAGTAAAATAGCAATGCGCCATCCCAAACGCAGGGCTAACCTGCTCTACAAACTCCGCAGGAGAGGTATTCGATGCGACACCAAGCAGCGTTGCATCTACCTCCCCTACACGGAGCAACCGCACAACTATCCACAGATACCACGGCTCTGCCGCGAGTTTCATTTTTACGTTCAGTTCATCATCACTTGATGGGCTGGACGCTTTGCGCTTCTAAACTTAAAACCTCCGCAACCTCACAACTTTATATCTTTGCAACATGATTAAACTATTGCAGCGTACACGCCGCCCCGACATCACCTTTTGCCGTAACGGACGAATATCCCTCACGGCAAGGGTCGTGCGCCTCCTATCGCTCCAGCCGGGCGACAGCATCAACATCGCCTTTCATCTGGGCGAGTGCTACCTGCTCGTCTCCCGGCACGCTGGCACCGTTGGCCGACACATTGCGCAGTGCTATCCCACAAAGAAAGGCTCGCGCAACTACTGCGCCAACTCCGTGCTGCTCGCCCGGCTCATGCTCGACAACTGCAAGGTACAGGGGGAGCGTGCCTCGTTCATGGTCGGCAAGGAGGAGACAAGGGACGGTGACGTGTGCGTGCCTATCATCTTCAAAAATCCGTTTCTATGAACCAAGAAATCAAATACAGTGGCTTCTCTGCCGTGCCGTCCGACTATGAGTGTCCTGACGGCTCTCTTGCCGTGTCCATCAATCTGCTGCCCGAAGACGGTGCCTTGAAGCCTGTCCTTGCTCCCTCACAAGTCATGCAGCTTGAGGAGGGCGAGGTCGTGAAGTTTATACACAAGACTTCCGCCTTTACTCACTACATCGTCTGTTCCAACACTACATACAAGATAACATCAATAGACAAAGAAACTAATAATCGTGTGGTAGTTGGCACGCTGTATTCTGTTTCTCATTTCAATGCAGTTGGTAACACGCTCTTGGCTTTCACTTCCAATGGCTTCTATTATTATCTTTGGAAGAATGGCAAATATGTCAATTTGGGCGACCATATTCCAGACATTGAAGTTTCCTTCGGCTTGGTTGGTCATCCTCGCTTGTTCAGTCTGTCTGACGATAGCAAGAGTACGTTCACCATCAACTTTGACGGTATCTCGGAAGATGCACTCTACAATGAGTTGTCAGAGACAAACAAGACTAAGATAACCGACCAGATCATGGCAAAGGTTAATAAGTTTGTGGCGCAGGAGACTGTCAACAAGGGACGCTTCTGTTTCCCTTTCTTCGTCCGCTACGCCCTGCGTCTATTTGATGGTTCGTTGGTCTGCCATTCCGCGCCCATTCTGATGAACCCGTCCACAAAGGCTGCTCCTATCGTATGGTGGAACCGTGCCAGAGGTAAGAAGAGTTATACAGAGGCCATCTGCGATTTGATGTTGGTTGCTGCCTCACTTGATTACAAGGTTGTACGCACGTCTGACTATTTTGACTTGGATGATTGGTCTGACATCATCAAGAGTATTGATGTGTTTATCTCCAAGCCCATTTACACTTACGACCAAAACGGCAAGATTACATCTTTTGCCGACACCGATAATTACACTTCTAAGTTCATCGGACGACTGTATGCCGATAACAAAGATACGGTATCGTCCTCTAAAGCGGAGGACAAATTGCTTGGTTCATTCTCTTCCAAAGAGTTTCTGGATTATTATTGTGAGTGGGATTATTCACGAATATATGCAATGTACTATTCCAGCGACCGCACTTATCCTGCGACAACATTCCACTTGCCGGAGTTTACTGATGGTAAGGTTACTGAAACATTAAAGAACACTTCCACTTTCTACAAGTTGTGTTCAATAGAGATTGCTGATGTTATTGCAGATAGCAATCGTAAGGATATTATAGTTGATGATGAGTATCTGCAATCGCTTGTCACCAGAGAAGCAATGACGGACGACTATCTCTCCCACGACCAACTGCATGCAGACTATTCATTCGTGTATAATAGTCGTATCAACTTGGCAGGGCTTAAACGAAAACCGTTCCGGGGTTTCTTGGCACAATCCATGTTTGCTTACTGCAATGGACGCTACAACTGGTCTATAAACGGAACCACAATTAATATCAGCATGGCTACGTTCTCAACGGACGATTATTCAATATCAGTGTATATTAAGGAGAATGGCGAAGAATATGCAGTCCACTGCAGCAATGACTATTACGGAATGTTAGGGCTGCAACTTTTCAACAGTTCTGAAATGACATCGGGTAGTACCACATACATGAGTAAGCACTCATGGGGCTGTTATGTGTTCTATCCCAATCCCAACGCCTATAAGCTGGTTATCTACAACTATAATGCTGCTTGCTATGCCATCGACCTCAAACCGCATGAGTTCCTCAACGGGGCTTTTGCCGTTCTGGATTATGAACAGGTGCGCGAGAAGAACTTCACCTCCCTGCCGTCTGTCTATCCCACGGAGTACGACAATGACTTCCCTATAGAGATTGCCAACAAAATCTACACCTCCGAAGTCAACAACCCTTTCTATTTTCCTCTCCTCGGCATCAACACCGTAGGCACAGGCGAGATACGTGGTATATGCTCCGCTGCCAAGGCTCTCTCCCAAGGTCAGTTCGGCCAGTTCCCTCTCTACGCGTTCACCACCGAGGGTGTGTGGGCGTTGGAGGTTTCTTCCACTGGCACATACTCCGCTCGCCAGCCCATCACGCGCGATGTCTGCATCAATCCCGATGGCATCACGCAGTTGGATAGTGCGGTTCTCTTCCCAACCGACCGGGGCATCATGCTCATCGCTGGCTCGCAGACGCAGTGCATTTCCGAGGCCATCAACTCCGAATATCCGTTTGACGCTACGCATCTTCCGGGCTTCACCAAGCTGCACGCCATGCTCGGCCATGAGCCATCTGCCGACAAGTGCTTGCCAACGCTGCCGTTCACGCAGTTCCTCAAAAAGTGTCAGATGATTTATGACTATGTGCATCAGCGTGTCATTGTTTATGCGCCCTCCATCACATACGCCTATGTCTATTCGCTGAAAACACAGCAGTGGGGCATGATATTCTCTAACATCGCCTCACACCTCAACTCCTATCCCGATGCGCTGGCAGTGGACGCAAACAACGCTGTCCTCAATTTCTCCGTGCCGAAGTCCGAGCAGGTCAAGTGCCTCTACACGACACGCCCTCTCAAACTCGAAGCGGCCAACGTCCTCAAGACCATTGACAACGTGATCCAGCGCGGTTTCTTCCGCAAGGGTAGTGTCGCCACAGCTCTCTACGGCTCGCGCGATTTGATTAACTGGCATCTTGTTTGGTCTTCCAAAGACCACTACCTCCGTGGCTTCCGTGGCTCGCCCTACAAATATTTCCGCATTGCAGGTGTCGCCACACTAAGTGCCGATGAAAATATCTTCGGTGCGTCCGTGCAGTTCACGCCTCGCCAAGTGGCCCAGCCAAGATAAAGATATTTATTAGGTTTTAGTTTTTAAAGGGTTAAGATTGTTTTTTAGGTAACAAAAGAGCCGGGATGCGTGATGCACCTCGGCTCTTGCTTTTCAGTCCAAGAAGTGTTGTCTTATACGTGTCCGTTCCATTCGCGAGTGAATGGAAGTTCTTATCTCGCTTTCCGCTTCAGCAGCCTTGGCCATCCATGTCTCGCTCTTCTGCGGATTGGTAATGCTAAGCCAGTCGGCCACACCCCGGCACACAAGGTATTCGTGTATCTGTCTCTCCACCAGTGTGAGCGTGGTCTGCGACATGGTGCTTGGCACGTTCATCTCTATTTGGTACTGCTCTCGCTCCGTCAGCGTGTCGTCATATTCGGTCTTGCCGATGTCTTTCTTCGCCCACGGATAGAGCATTTCCCGGCACATCGACACGCCCAAGTCCAGCACCCTTGTCACCCTGTCCACATTGCCTTCCTCGCCTACGTCCGCCACCATGTGCCGTGCGTGTTCCGTGTCGGGCGGCATCACATGGCTCTCCACATAGGCATAGTTCTTGATGTCATAGAGCAGTTGCTCGCGCTTGAATGTGAGTGTCACTTTCAGCGTGCTGCCCTCATTTTCCACACAGCAACTCATAGGCCGTTTGCTTTAGTCGGTGGGACGCTTCGGGCGGCTGCGCTTGCTCACGGCTTGCTGTATGCTCACGAGGCTCTTCTGCGCAAGGGTGATATACTCCTCTGCGTCTGCCTTGTTGGTCACCAAGTACCACTCCGCAATGGCGGTGTTCTTCAGATAGTCGTGTATGGCTTCGCCCACGCCTGTCGTTGCCGCCTCGTTGAAGTTGCTCGGCATCTTCAAGCTGAGCGTCAGGTCTGTCTTGCCGTCATAGTGGCTGTTGTCCGTGGTCGTGCCGTCCTCGTCAAGGTATTCCGCAAGTTCGGTCTTCACCTCGGCAAAGCCTTTCTTGATGCTGCGCAGTATCTTCTCGCGGTTCTCCTCGTCCTCCGAGGCAAACATACTGGCCACTTCCTTGTGGTTCTCCTTGTTTTGGATGGTGCGCCCTCTCAGAAAGGTCTCGTTCATGATGTCATACAGCAGCCAGTCTATCTTGATGGTTGCCGTGACCTCTTTCTTTGCGCCTAATGTTTCTGACATAATTTGTTTCTTTTAGTTTGTTAGTCACTCGGACGGGTCGGCCTTTTCCTGCTGTACAGCAGTCGCTCGGCACCGTCCATCATTTCTTTCGCTTGGTTGAAGTAGTCGGTGGCCTCGCCTTTGTTGGCAAGTTTGAACCACTGCCCGATGATGGAGGTAATGAAGAAATTGCGCAGGGCCGACTGCACATTCCCGGTCAGCTCCTTGTCAAACGACTTGCTCACCTCCAGCACGGCTTCGTAGGCGGTCTTCATGATGACTGGCTTGATGGGCAACTCTATTGCCTGTTGCGCAATGTCTACCTCTCCCCATATATCTGTGGACACCTGCACCTGCTTGGTAGCTCCCGACACAAGCATCTCCTTCAACCGCTCGTTGGTGGCAAGCACCGACTCTTCCCAAAACCGTCCAAGGTCGCTCAACTCGTTGTCGGTGGCGAGGATGCGGTCTCGCGCTTTCTCGTCACCGTCTATCAGCTTCGCGCCTGTGTAGTCTGTGGCTTTCGCCACCTCTTCATACACATCGTCCTTGAATACGTCTATGGTTATCGTTTCCATTTCAGAATGAGATTAGTGAGTAAGTCAGTCCTATGCCTATGTATGGCTGCATGCCTTTAGTGGTCAAGCCGTAGCCTGTCGTCACACCGATGTGCCAACGCTTAGGAGGCTGCTTCTCTTTTATGGTCACCACTTCATGCAGGGGATATACAAATATGCTGTCAAGCTGCGCGTGTACACCGCTGACGTATGCCTTGTAGTCCTTGCTCTCATACACGCTCTGCATGATGCGAAGCTCCACTGTTGCACTGTCGGCAACCCTCCCGGCTAACTCTTGCGCATAAATCCCTGCCGTGTTTGTGTCGGCTCTGATAGGTGGCTGGGCTGCATCGCCCATCTTGATGCAGTCTGTCGGTACTCTCACCGTTGCAGTTCCGACCGTCTGCCCGGTGCTTGTTACTTCTGGCGACAAATAGGGAATGGTGTCGCGCTTTATGATGGTGTCGGTTTGGATCACGATGTTGTGGCCGTTCCCTGCCTTGGGTTCTGAATAAAACCACGCCACAAGCAGCAGGGCGATAAATGCCCCTGCCGCAAAACTCAATATGTGCTTCATCCTTTTATGCGTTTGATGTAGTCCGTAATGCCTTTGTAGTGCAGCTGCACGATGGCTCGCGTTCCCTCCTCGCTCAGCAGGTAGTCCACGTCTGCCTTGTTGTCTTGGAAGAGGTTCTCCGTCAGCACAGCCGCACACTTGGTATGCAGCAGTATGTAGAAGCGTGCCTCGTAGTCCGCGTCTTTGTCGCTCCAGTCGGCACGTATGGGCTTTTGCTTGCTGTCGTAGTCGCCCTTGGCCTTGTGTGCGTCAAAGCCATCAATGTAGCCTTTCAGGCATTCCCCGGCTGCGTTCCATAGGTCGGTGGCAAGCAGGTCGGCATTGGTCTGCCCGGGCGAGGTATATACGCACCAGCCTCCTGCACTCTTCCACTGACCATCAGCTCCTGCGGCATTGTGGTGAATACTTACGAGCAGTACGTTCTTCGCTCCGTACTTGTCGCAATACTTGTTGGCTCGCTTGCACCGCTCCGCAAGGCTGATGTCCTCTTCCTCGGGTACAAGCAAGTGCGCCTCCACACCATTGCTCAACAGGGTGTTCACCAACCTGCGTGCTATCTCTCTCGCTTTCTTGTATTCGCGCAGTCGCTTGTCGGGGCTGCACTTGCCCGGTGTGTTCTCACCGTGGCCGTTGTCAATGAGTACTATCATCTTCGTCTTCTTTTAGTTTGTCAAGGTTCACGTCAAAGTGTCTCGCGGTCTTGTCCACCATGATTTGCTGCAACAGTTTCCAAAAGCGGTGCTCGGATTCGGGTCGGCAGCTGCTCTCGTTCTCCAGTATCGACCATGCCTGTTCAAAGCATATCACGCCTGTCAGTATGTACGACAACGGCACCTGCATGTGGATAAACACCCAGTGCTCAGCCAAGTATGCCAGCACAATCAGCCACAGCCGCTTGGGAATGGTCTGCTTCACCACCTTGCCAAAGGCAAACGAGGTAAACTTTGCTTTCTTCCTGTCGGTCTTGTCGGGGTAGGCCGTGTGTACGCGCTTGTCAAGTTTGAAAGCGGTGTAGGCATCATAGAGTATGAAGATGATGGCTACTGCTATCAACGGAAATGTCGGTCTGAACTCGGCCACAAGCCAGCCTACCATGCCGCCCACGGCCATTGCCGCGAACTTCCAAAGTTTGAATACTACTGCCATACTGCCCATCTCGTTAAGCGTCCTACAACTACTCCGGCCACCGTGCAGCCAAAGTCTATCCAATCCCACTTGCCGCCCCACAACTCGTCTTTGATTTCCAAGGCTGCGGCTACGCCCACTCCTGCATACGCTGCGCAATAGGTGCTGTCTGCTCCCAGTCCTATCACCACACCGCCCACAAAGTGTTTGTATCGGTTGCTCGCTCCGAGCCATCTGATAATCTTCTTCATGTTCTTTATGTTTTGAATTTGTCCCAGTCCATATTGTCTTTCTCTGACCAGCCCTCCGTGAGTGCCGTCTGGATATGCTCTACCATAGCCGCATAGAACTGCTCCAGTTCCTCCACCGTCTCAAACGTGTGGTACTGCGGATTGTCCTCCGTGCCGAACTTGAACCTTACTGGCAGTGTCTTCCCCTCGGTCTGCACGGCCATGTCGTGCGCCGTCTTGTAGTTCAACTGGTTCTCGGTCGATAGCCACACCTGCTTGCCGTTGTACGTCATGCCGCATAGTATCTTCTCGTCCACGTTGCGGTTTATCTGTTCCGTAACCGTGGCGCGTATCTCCTCCATCGTGGGCTTACGCGTGTAACGCTGCCGCCAGTTCCAGCCCATAGTGCCGTCCGTGCCGTAGCCGTATATCAGCTCCCATTTTTGTCGGCCTATCTGCATCAGCCTGTCGTCACGCTCCGTAGCTCCGTATCTCTTTTCCATAATCTTGGTATTTTGTATTTGCAAAACTATTGATAGTTCTCCTTTTCCGGGGTTTATCTGTTGCTACGCGCTTAGGTGAAGCGGTATTTTGTCTTGCCTCCGTCAAACACGTCACTCACGATGACGGTCTCAAACGGAAAGCCTTTGTCCATCTGCTTCACTTGGTCAAGGATGCTTTTCAACTCCTCCGATGCGGTGAAGAACTTGCCCCATGTGCCGTTCTGCACGTCCTTGAACGACACCAAGTAGCGGTCGTCGCCATACGAGGTGTGCATGGTTTTCTCATAGTCATACACCTCTATTGTCTTGTTCTGTATGGCTGAGAGGCGCACTGTGTTTCCCGGAAATCGTTTCTTTCCGTCTTTGGGCGTATAGGTGATGCCCATTTCACCAAACTTCTTCATTCTTTTTCCTGTTAGTTTGTAAAACAAATGTTTGCAGTCTGCATGACACGCCATGCCTTTGAACGAGCCAATGATGGCTTGTCTGCGTTTCCTTGATTTCACTCTCGCCAGTTTTCTTGCAGCATTCTGTTTCGTCCGCTTCCTGATCAGCGAGTGTGTTCCGTAGTTCACATAGCCCAAGTAGTCCAGTCCCACACGCATGGGACGCACGGCTTCGCTGGGCTTGATATGCAGTCCTATGGCTTCCGTCTCTTCCACAAGCATGTTGCGGAGCCGCCACAGGTTTTTCTTGTCTTTGTCCTTTATCACGATGTCATCGCAATAGCGGTAGTACAGCGACCTCACCTCTATCTGGCCGTCCGCTCTCACAAGGAAGTATCGCCCTGCGGATTTCTCCATCTTGTGGTCTATCTTGTTCAAGAACAGGTTGGCGAAGCATTGTGAGGAGCGCAGTCCTTTCGACAGCCCTGCCGCAAGCAGTCCTATGAAGTTGTCGAGCATAGGCAGTACTATCGGGTCACTGACGTATTCTCTTATCAGTGCTTTCATCCGCCACTGGGCAATGTTGTCGTAGTAGTGGTATATGTCGCTCTGATAGTAGTAGGCGGTCAGCTCGGGCACGTTGTGCGTGTCGTCCTCCTCAATGTGGTGCAGCCAGTGCATGCCTCTGCCTTTTATGCTGGCGGCTGTGTTCTTGATGAGCACAGGGTAACAGTATCTTTCTATCACCACCATCACGGCATGGCAGCCTACGCGTCCGTACACTCTCGGGGCTTGCACCTTTCTCACTTTCGGGCCGTCCCTTACCTCCATCTCGCGGAACTCCTTTATTCTGAATGTTCCGTCTGCCAGTTCCTTTTGCAGCCGAGCGCACATCTCTTTCTTCTGCGGTCGGTATTTCTCCCTTTGTTCCGCACATTCCAGATGCCCAACCACATAGTCAAAGGCTTCTTCCACGTTCTCCTTGCTGGCTATCTCGCTTGAGATATTGGCAAGTGGAAACGTCATAGTTACATTTTCCATACTTCTGTTTTTTTATGCGCCTTCAAGGCACTCAGTTATGTTCCGGCTTTCTGCCACTCCTTATGGGGTTGCGAGGGTTGCCGAGGCTCGTGTCTTTCGCTCGCTGCCTTGGCCATCGCGTGGCTGTTGCAGTAGGGGCGATTATATAAACATTGGGCATTGCTGCCACTGCTTATTCTGATTTTATCCTCATTGAGGTTTGCCATTTAATTATCGTGCAAGTCGAATGCAATCAAACTTGTTGAATTGCTGAGCCGCAGCCGATAATCAATATGCCTTTAATGTGAGCCGAGAGCCGTAGTTCGTGTTCGAGTTCGAAGAAGCGTTATTCGCATTCGCATAGACGAGACCGCCATTCGCATTCGCATTGTTGTTCGCACGACCAACGACACGGCCGTAAGACACTCTACCTTTCCGAGCGTGGAGCCAAGGCTTGTGCCATGCCTCCACGCTATGTTGTTTTCGTTTCTTTTTCTTCGCTCACCCGGTTTTGGGTGGCGAGAGTGAGCAGTCCTTGCGGCCTCTCACTCTGACGTTCTTTTCGCTTTCACGCAGTCTTCGCGTTTTCGTCCGCCTCGCTCGCGTTCTTTTCGACAATGACGATTTTTCCGATGAAGGCGAGCCGAGAGCCGCAGTACGCGCTCGAGTACGAAGAAGCGCTACTCGCATACGCACAGACGAGACCGCCACTCGCACCCGCATTGTTGCTCGCACGACCAACGACACGGCCTTTAGCATGGGTGTACCATTGCACGTCTGAGTAGTTCTCGTTCCACTTGCTGTTGTCTGCGGTCACACGCGAGGCTATCACGTCTGCATGCCGACCGAACTTCACGCGGCCAATACAATAGCCGCTAACATTCAGTCCTTGCACCACACGTTCCTCTCCTGTCACCGGGTCGTAGATGTGCCACTTGGCATCCACTGGGTCGTTTGGGCTGTCCACACATTTGTTCTTCTTGAACGAGGCATACGACTCTACATTAACGGCCACATTGTCCATCCACTCGTAGCAGCAGGCCACGAAGTTCTGCAAGCCGAAGATGATGTTGCCAAGACTGCCTGTCGATGTACCTTTCCGCGTCACGTTGCCGAAGCTGTTGGCGTTGCTTGATCCCGTGATATAGTCAGCACTGCAGCCATATCCGCATTGTGCCTGTATGTCCCGGTCGCCCACAAGTGCCATCACGAGGTTGGCTACGTCTTTCGATATCTCGTAGTCTATGCCTTGGAAGCCTTTCCCTCGCATCTCGCACAGGTTCATGATGTCCTTGTAGGTGCCGTGCATGGTAGAGGTTGGCACGCTGCTGTTGCTCACACGGCCGCTTGCGTCATACTTCCAGTCGCCGTTGGTCGTGTTCGTACCGTCTCCTCGGTAGGTGCGCTGGCCGCTGATGCTTCGCGGCCGCATCAGTGCGTCCAAGGACAGTCCGTACACACCTATCAGGCGGTCGTGCGTATGCACCCAGTCGGGTTCTATGGCTTCCAGTGCCTCGCTGTCCACGGCGATGCACTCTTTTTCGTCAAATCCGGTCGGCGAGCTGAACACGAATTTCTTCGCGCCTTGTGGCACGTCACAGAAAACGTAGTCGCCGAGAACGAAGTCAAACAGCGCGTGGCTCACACTCATGTTGAACGTGCCTACCACCTTGTCGTCCTCGTCCACAAACACCGCACCCACAAGTGCCGAGTTCACGCCCGGCCACCTCACTTGCTTCATGCCCTCCACGCTCACCTCGTAGCAGTTATGGTTGGCGTTGTCTTGCAGCGTGTAGGTGTCGCCTTTCTTCAAGTTGCCCGAATACACGCACGACAGGCTCTTTCTTAGGCAGTCCGATAGTTTCACTCTCTGGCACTTTGTCGCGGTCGATAGTGGTTCTTTGGCGAGGCTGCTTCCAAAGAGGTGCTTCCGCTGGTTCTTGTAGTCGTTCACGCCCTTGTACCAGTAGGGCTTCAACCGTTTCATGATGTCGTAGCCCACTCCAGCGTTGTCGCTCGGGTCATACTCCGAACCGTCTGCCATCAGCGAGTAGTCGCTGTCGCTAATCTGCTCGCACAGCATCTTCGGGTCGCTTGCGTCCGAGGTGTCATAGGTGCATTTGTACACATGGCATTCTTCTTCAATGCGTTTGAAGTGGCCTGTCGGCTCGTAGTCGTCACCGCTTGTGCCGTTCTCCGGGTTGGTGATGTTCTGCGTGTCGTTCTCGGTGTCTTCAATGGTCACATAGGAGTACTGCGAGTTTATCACCTCCAGCTTCGGAAAGTATTTCTGCAATGCCGCCACCTCGCTGTCCTCCACAAGTTCGGTCAGTATCCATCGGCCGATGATACCGCTACACTGCCCGGTCTCATCGTAGGTGCTGCCGTTTGCGTCTATGCCCACGGCTCCGCTCTGCATGATGCCACGCAGCATCTCCACGCTGGCCGTGGCGTTCACGCCCGGTATGCGCACGCTCTTTAGCTGTCCTGCCGTGGTTATCTGCCGAAGCAGGGTCATGGTGTCTATTTTCGGACACTCGTCAAGGAACATCTTCTTCACGTTCGCCATTCCTGCTATGGTCAGTCCTCCGGGATAGGTCAGCTTGGGCAGGTTCTTGAAGTAGAGGGTGGTCATCGTGGCTGGCAGTTCAAGCGTCTCTATCGGGGCGGTCTCGGCAAGATCTATACTTGATAGTTGCGAACCGCTCGCCAACACTTCTTTCAGTCTCGGGCAATACGAGGCGATGATGCTTGTTATCTTCGTGTTCCTCACGTCTATGCGCTTCAAGAAACTCTTGTTGCCCATGTTGAGCTGCGTGATGGCTCCACTTTCCTCTGCTGGCGTGTAGTCCGCTCCGCCAAGCACAAGCTCTTGCAGCATCTCGCAGTTGGAGATGTCCCAACCCTCGGCTTTCGGGGTGCAACCGCTGATGTCGAGGCTTGCAAGGCGTTTCGCTCCGAACACGTAGAGCATCGTTCCTGCGCCTGTGGCGGTCATGCCGCTCTTCAGCGTGTAGCTTTCTCCGGCTTTCAGATAGCAGCTGTCCACGCAAGCGTCAGCCCTGTCCACGCCGATGCCGAAGAAGCCGTCCTGCGCCGCTGTTATCTTGATGCTGATATTTGTGCCAACGGCTCGCATCTTGAACGGATTGGTGTACAGCTCGCCCACTTGGTAGTAGCCGTCACGGTAGGCAAAGCGTTTCTCGAATGTCACTGGCAGGTCTTCATACCGCAGGCCATGCACGGCATAGTAGTAGTTGGCTCCTGCCTTGCTGTTCTCGATGTACTTACGCTCGCCGTCAAACGAGCTGGTTATCTTCGCCCATTTCTCTATGCGGTCGGTAATCCAGAGCTTCTTGCATCCGTCTGCCGAGAATATCTTGATGCCATCCGCCTCCGCGCTTCGCATGTCGCTCGCTATGTCGTGCAGGGTGATGGTGGTCTTGCCGCCATCGTCGAGCCAGAACTTGTCGGCTGCATAGCCTTGTTTGAACATCACGGAGTTCCAGCCTTGGTAGTAGTGCTTGGGGTCGGTCACGCTGTCCAAGTCCCATGGCACGGTGATGCCGCAATCGTTGTCGGCAAGCCAGCAGCAGTCGCCGTCATACCAGTGGTTGAAGTAGGCGCGTATGCTGCCATTGGTGTCGAGGTAGAAACCTATCATCATGTTCTTGCTTCGCTGGTCTACGGCAAGCACATAGTCCGAACCGATGATGTAGCACCCGGTCGAGCGCACGTTGACATACTGGTACAGTTCCTCGCAGAATTTCTTCAGTCGGTTCTCCTTGGTTCCTGCCACGGTCTTGCCGTGCAGGGTGATGTCTCCGTCTGCTTCCGTTAGGTCTTGCGAGCATTGCTGTGTCCACAACAGCCACTTGTAGAGGTTGTAAGGCACTTTCTTGCCCTTGGCGTAGAGGTCGTTCAAGTCGTCATCGTCCGGGTAGCGGCTCTCGTAGTAACCGAGCCACACGGGTTCGCCTGTCGATGGGTCTATTCTCATGAGGTCGTCCACGCTGTTCACGCCTTGCAGCCAGCACAGCGAGTCGTATTTCAAGTACTCGAAGCATTCCACCGGGTTCAGCACCCTGCCTGTCACGCCCCATTTCTTGGTGCTGGTGTCATACTGCATCTTGCCTGTGGTGTCTTTCCACTTGCCTCCGCTGTATTTCACATACTTGTAGTCATTGGTCAGGTACACCGTTCCCCAGTCGTAGTTCTTCACATCGTCTGCCAGCACCTCGGCAAGGCTCTTGTCCACCTCCGTTGGGTCGGCCGTGGCGGTGGTTTCCACCATGCTGCCTGTTCCGTCATTCTCAAGGAAGATGTGCTTGTCTCCGCAGTACTCGCTCAGCATGTAGATGTTCGAGGCTATCAGCGCGTCACTGTTCGCTAAGGTCTGCACCTTGAAGATGTTGATGTCTTGGTCTTTGTCGGCCACGAGTTCCACGAAATCTCCGTAGTTCAAGCAGTCGGCATTGTAGCCGCTCACTTTCTCGAAGCCGAAGAACGATGGGTTGCCTTTGTCCACGTTGAAGTTGGCCTTGGCATGGAAGTAGGCATAGGTCTCGTTGGTCGCGTCCACGCTCTGCTGGTCGGTACGGAAGAGGGCGCACGTCACGCTGTCGATGCTGGTGTTCATCGTACCGTCTCCGTTGTAGGCGTTCTGCGCAGGGGTCATGTAGTCGGCTCCCATGGCTCGCTGCACCTTGTTCATCAGCTCCATGGTCGCTCCGTTGTTCGCGCCTGTCGAGTCCGAGTAGTCTACCTTGATGGTGATGGTCTTTACCCACAAGCCTCCGTCTATCACCTGTATCTGGCTCTTTGAGGCCATCTTCTTGGCCATCTGGAACTTGGCAAGTGCTGTCGGGTCGTTCTTGAAGTCCTCTTCGGTATGCAGCATCTCTATCTTGCAGCCCTTGAACTTGCCTTTTTTGTTCTTGATTGGGCGCAATGATGAGGTCGTGCCTTGGTTTGTGGTCGGCACGTTGTACACCTTGCAGTCCTGCCATGGCCTGTCGGGGAACCTTATCACCCAGTCAAAGTATGCCTTGGTCTTCTTGTCTCCGTCCAGTTTGTCGAGGTACCCGGGATAGCTCTGCTCGATGTCGGGCGTGTCGGCATTCTTCAGCAGGGTCACGCAGCACAGTCCTGCGTTCATGCACGCTTGCAGGGTCGGGCGGTCTTTGGTTGTTCCCTCTGCGGTCTGCGAGGCCATCACTTGGTTCTTCTCGTATTCCGTGAGCATGGCTGCGGTGTCTTTCTGGCCTACCAGATAGTTGTTGAATGCCTGTCGGTAGTTATAGTAGGTCGCCCAGCCTATCGCGCGGTAGAGGTAGATGTCGGCCTTGGTGCCGTCAAACAGCATCTGCATGTCGTTATGGGCAAATTTCCCGGCATTGTAGTAGGTGGCTGCGGCCTCGTCTCCGTTCACATATATCTTGATTGAGCCTATGCCCGAGTAGGGTGCAATGCTCGTAGGCTCTATCACGATGTCAAAGCGGGTCTCCTTGTCGGTGGCGTACAGGGCTACGGCGGTCTGCTGCGCTCCCAAGTCGTCTGGGTTGGCTGCGGTCGCTCCGTCACAGGTGAATACGAGTTTCTCGCCTGTCAAGTAAAAGCCTAATTGGTTGTCGCCAAGGCAGTCTATAATGCGTGCCGTGCGGTCTTCCACATTCTTCACCTTCGCCGTGAAACTCAGTGCCATGCCGTTCTGCTCGATGCTGCTGTTGGCGAACGGCTTGAACGAGCACACGGCTTTCATATCCTCGGCTATGCGCAGTGCCATGCGTCCCTTGTCGTTCTCAGTGCCGTAGGTGGGGGTGCCGTAACTGTCTTTCACGAAACCGTTGCTCGACCAGTTGCAGTTCTCCACCGTGATTTCCACAGCTCCGTCCTTGATGGTCTTGTCGGTCTCGCCGTTGCTGCGCGAGTCCATCGTGATATTGAACTCTCGCATGGTGGTCACTTCCTCCACGTCCACAAGCGAGCCGTCCACAACGAATGTGGCGGTCTCCGAGCTGCTGTCGCCGCACATGATTTTCACAGACACGCTCTTCGTGCCGTCATGCACGCTTTCCTGCACTTGCTTGGTGAATGTGTTGGTCTGACCTCGGTAGGCCACGGTAGTGGTCTCCTGCTTGCCGTCATACCACACTGCGGCTTGCGGTTCGTCCGTGCTGGCCACATAAACGGCATAGTCCACCTCGATGTTCTCGTAGAGTTTCCTCTTGCCTTGCAACTGCTCGGTGTACCAGCGCATGGCCACTATCGGGGTCGTGTTGCCGCTCTCTACTACCATGACGGCTGTATGCAGGTAGTTGCCCACCACGCCCGAGCCTACGTCCTCTCCATGTATGCGCAGGGGATAGGCTCCGTGTGTCAGTGCCTCGCCCAAGCAACTCTTCGGGTCTATGGTGATGGAGTGCGAGTAGGTGTCGAGCACCACGCTTGTGCCGAGTGTCTGCCACTCTCCGTTCATGTATATCTCGGTAACCACCTTGATACCCTTGTCGCTCGCGTTGTTGGCAAACTTGTACATCGGTATGTTCTTCGCGGCTCCTCCTGCCGTGAGGGCGGTGCTGGCAGTGTAGTTGAGGGTCTGCACGCTGCTGATGGTCACGTCCACACCGCTCACGTTGATGTTTCGGCTTCCAGTGTTCCCTGCGTCATCGTAGGCAATGAGCTGGAAACGCTTGGTAGTGGCGGTCACGAAGTAGCTGCTCACGTCCAT